GAAAGAATTATCTCAACCACAATTTGATGCATTATGTTTTTACTTCTTTAAACAAGGAGTAGATAAAATTGAAAATCATCCTATCATTAGTTTAATTAATAATGAAAAGTGGTATGATATAACAGATGAAATTCAAACAAATATAAAAAAGAATAACGGCCAGTTTGATGAAAAACTAGCCGCTATGAAAATACGTACTGCGAAAATGTGGAGTTACGTACCTGGTTTTAGTTAGAATTCGTAAATTGATTTTGTATAACCTTGAGTGGGTTCTACATTTACAATTTCAATTTTAGAATCTGGGTTCATTTGTTGCATAAGTTTTTGAACACGATATGCATCATCAACTGTAGTGTCTTTTGTTACGTCAACACCATCAATTTTAACCCTTACAGGATTTCTTAGTTGTTGTTTTGCCATTATACAATCTCCTCAAAACCAAAACTAGCAACTTCATACTTTTTAGTACCAAGAAGCATTTGGTCACCAACAGATGTGGAACGCAAACCCCATTCCTTGCCACTATCATCAACATGAAGTGGAGCCATTACAGTGACATTAGGATTAAAGTCACCATTAGATTCACCGTCTTCAAAAACTTCTTTTTTGATAGACCAAGAACCCATTACATTGTTAGTCCAACGATAAGCATACTCTAGTGCATCCATATCTTTTGTTCCTTCTGGAACATCAACAAATGCTACAACGTGGGGAGTATCTCCGAATGCTGAATGAATAACTGAAACTTTCATAACGACCTCTCTTTCGATTATAATTGATTTATACTAGACTTGTACGGGTATCGCCTTCAATTTTAAGGACGCATTTTCCTGTACTAAGATTATCGACATTACCAACAAACTTACCAATAAGATGTTCATACTCAGAACCTTTCTGCCAACCACCAACGATATAACCACGTTTCATGTACCAATCGTCAGACGATTTGCCTTTACGAACAATTTTGTCAACATAAAGAGTTTCCCATCCTTCTGGGTCATACTCTTTTTGAGATTTAAGAAACTCAGATTCAAAATCATCGTCACACTCAAAGAAATCAAAAAAGTTTTCTTCAAATGCATTGCTAGAATTTGTAACCAAAGGAATGACAGTTTTAGCCTCTTCGGCTGTTTCTGCCTCTACGATATAAGTGTTTCCACCTTTGTTTTTCCAGTACTCTGAAACACCATCCCAATCATCATTATGAGCGGCATAGTTTTCACGAATAGCAGTTTCGATAACAAATTTACTCATAGCTTTCTCCTTCATCATGTTTATATAATAGCACGATTCTTGAATCTGTCAAGTTTTTTAGTCTAACCTTGAACCAGCATATGCTTTGAAACCGTAAGATTTCATTACTTTCGCATAAGCCTCTGCACCTTCTTCTTTTGCGTCAATGTTTTGACCTGCATACTTACCAGGATTCCACAACTGCCAGGCTTTACCTGTCCAGTCTTTACTAAATCCAATAGATTCTAGACCTGCCCTTTCAGCTTTACCTAGTTTAGTGTTACCCTTGTTTTCAGGATAAACAGTAACCCATGCAAAACCACATGCAAATTGGTCTTCACCTTTTAAAACATCATTGAAAAATTTATCAACAGCCGCCGTTGCTTGTGTAGTGGCTTCTGCGTGAACTTGTGCGTATGTAGTCATAACTAACCTCTCTTTCATTATGACTATATAATAGCATGATTCTTGATTCTGTCAAGTTTTTACACCCGTTTGAGGTGAATGTTTATTACTTTTCTTGGGGATCCGTCTTTCTTTTTATCAACAATATCAATGCTTCCTGTCAATAGTTCATATCTATTACCTAGAACTAGTTCTTTTTTACCGTACCAGGTAGCATAATAGGTTGCATTTTTCTTCATTTTATTGTTTCCATCCAACATATGACTACGCCAGTCAGATTCAACCATATCTTGCATTGCACAAAATAGTTTTACAGAGTCATTATACCTCTTCCAACTCAGTAAGAGATATAATCCAGGTCGTTTTGAAAAGCTACCACCTTGCCATTTATCATCACCGCATGTTTTTATTTCAACTGGTTCTCCGTTGATATAAACATCAGCGACATTTACACCTACTTTGACTTCTGTGTTGACTTTCTTTTCTTTAAGGACTTTAAGAAAACTTGCTTGAGCAATTTCACTCATTAATTCACTTTGTTGTTTTGTACTGAATTCAATTCCGTCTTTTTCAAATTCTGAACGATACTTGTTAAACAAAGTTCGTATTTGTTCTTCTACCGCATTCCAGTTATTGCGGATGATATCTTTTGTAGACATCGATGTATTCCTTCTCATTGTTTGTGGGATAGTTACTCTGGTCTTTTGTCGATTATTTTATCAATAAGACCGTACTTTAATGATTCATCTGGGTTCATGAAATTATCTCGTTCCATGTCACCATAGAAATCATTATAAGATTTTCCGGCTGTATTGTGTTGCACGTATATTTGAATTAATCGTGATTTTGTTTTTAGAATTTCTTGTACTTGAATTTCCATATCTGTAGCTTGACCGCCTGCTCCACCACTAGGTTGATGAATCATATGTCTAGCATTAGGCAACATATATCGTTTACCTTTTGCTCCAGCAGTAGCTAAAAGAGAACCCATAGAACATGCTTGTCCAAGAACCATTGTAGAAACATCTGGTTTGACAAATTGCATAGTATCATAGATAGCCATACCAGCAGTTACGTGTCCTCCTGGTGAATTGATATAAAAATGAATATCTTTTTCTGGGTTTTCTGCTTCTAAGAATAGAAGTTGGGCACAAATCAAGTCAGATTGATAATCATTGACTTCACCTGTAAGAAATATTACTCGTTCTTTAAGCAAACGAGAAAAAATATCGAAACTACGTTCTCCGTTTGCAGTTTGGTCAATGACCATAGGTACTAGATTAGGCATAATTTTATTTATTCTCCTATAATTTCAACTATTATACATAAAATGAATCAAAATGTCAATACAAAAAGTTCGAAGTTTATATGTTGATAAATACTCTTAATAGTAAAGAGAGTATATAATGGCAAGATTTATAGGTTTTAGTACTAAGAACAAACAAGCAATTAATCACACATTAACTGGCAAAGAGTTAGTGGTTGAAGACTTGTTGAACAATATAATGACTCGCAAAGGCGAAAGAATAATGATGCCTACTTATGGGTCAATCGTTCACGATTTAGTATTTGAACCACTAACATCAGACATTAGAAAACTCATTGAAGACGATTTAACACAGATTATCAATGATGATCCAAGGGTCAACTTAACAAGTATTAACTTAAGTGAGTCAGACCACACAGTAACAGCATCAATATCGGTTGATTTATTACCAGAGAAAGAACCGATTACATTAACAATAGACCTACAGAGAGAATAAAATGAGTCAAGAAAGAATAGATAACTTATTCGCAAGTGAGAGTTGGACCAGTGTCTATACGGCATTTACCAATGTCTCCTTGAAGGCTTATGATTTTGATAGTATACGTGAAAGTTTACTTGCGTATATAAGCAGAACATATCCGGATAAATTTAATGATTTTATAGCAAGTTCTGAATTTATTGCAATTCTAGACCTTGTTGCATACCTAGGTCATTCTCTAGCATTTAGAAATGACATGAACACACGTGAAAACTTCCTAGATACAGCGGAACGCCGTTTAAGTATCTTGCGAATGGCACAAACATTGGGTTACATCAAAACAAGACCTATCAATGCACGTGGTATGATGAAAATTACAAGTGTATCAACTACAGAAGATGTTTCAGACAACGAAGGTAATTCTCTCGCTGGTGTCGTTGTTAATTGGAATGACTCTAATGATGTTGATTGGTATGAAAAATTCATCACAGTGTTAAATTCATCTTTTAATAAAAATACAAAAATTCAAGATCCAAGTGCATCGTTGACTGTAGGTAATGTAGAAAATTATCTTTACGAAGTAAACGAAAATCCAATTTCTAAATCTCTTGCATATGCGTTTTCAACAAATGTTGCAGGAGCAAATAGAAGATTTGAAGCAGTAAGAACAGTTATCGAAGATGATAAAATCGTTGAAGGCGAACCTATTGCTACTAGTAACTTTACAATCTTAAACAGAAATGACAACTTAGGACCCGCATCAGATAGAACAGGTTTCTTTGTTACAGCAAAAGCAGGTCAACTTAAAAGTGAACTATTCAGATATCAGTCACAACTTTCTAATAGAGTTGAAGTAATTGATGACTCTGATATTTCAAACTCAGATGTTTGGGTTCAAATTTTTGATACATCAACTGGTGCTTACCAATCAAGTGTTACTAAAGTTGATAACGATACACGTGAAACTGCAATTTATAATTCACTAAGAACAGGCAATGGTGATTTAGTTAGTGTTCACACAAACATTGATAACTCAGTAGAGTTAAGATATCCTGATGGCGTATTTGGAAATGCGGCGTTCGGTGACTATCGTGTTTGGTATAGAACATGTGATAACGAAAACTATTCTGTAAATGCAGGTGATATAAAAAATGTAGAAATTTCTGTTCCGTATATAGGTGCAGATGATAAAAGTTATAGAATTACTTTAGCACTAGAAAGCACACGTGACTTTGCTGAAAACTTTGCGGCAGAAACATTCACAAGTGTAAGAAGAATCGCACAAAAGGCATACTATTCACAAGACAGAATGGTCAATGCTCAAGATTATAATATCTATCCTTTAACTTTAGGAAACAATGTTGTAAGAAAAGTAAAAGCAGTAAACACAACATTTGCAGGTAACTCTCGTTATTTTGAAATGGACGATGTAACAGGACATCACTCAGATTTAAGTATTACAGGAACAGATGGTTCTGTGTTCGTAGAAAACGAAGGCGGTATTCAGCCAGATTATTCACAAGTGACAGCGGCTACACCTGTATATCCTGATTGGTCAGATGCACTAAAACTTTCTTTAAGTTTTAATAGAGACCATGGCAAATCAGTTGACTTTATTAGAAATGAAATCTCAAAAGGTATAAGACATCCTGCAGTTATAAATCAATATTTTTATCAGTACAAAGATGATCCAAGTGTTAATATAGCGGTAGCCTCAACAGATGGTGCGTATACAAAAAGCCCATTGAACAATCTTCAAATAGAAACAACTAATCCTATAAATGTTGAAGTTGGAGATTTTGTATCAATCAAAGGCGAATCAGATACAATATATCATGCAAAAGTTATTAAAGTTAATTCATCGGATCCTGCAGAACTTATATTAGATAAAGTTATTACAGAGACTGGTACAATTACGAAAATAACTAGAGGCATCAGAATGAAATTTACTGATGCAGAAATTCAAACAATAAAAACTCAAAAGATTGATGATGCTCAAATTCAGTCTTTCACTTTATATTATGATTTGATTTCAGGTCAAACTACGAAATGGGAGTGGAAAATTTGGGACGGTCAAACAGATATTACTGGTAAGATTATTGTGTTCTACAAATATGAACCAGGTGTAAGAACAAATGAAGCAGAATATACGGCTTACATAAAAGGTAAAAAAGTAGTATTTGAAAGTCGTGACCAAGTTAAGTTTTATTACGGCAATAAAGATATTGTAGTTGATAACGAAACTAATTTAGCAGAACGTGATAAAGTTCTAATCAACTATTACAATCCAGGTGATGTTACTCCTGCTACTGCTAATACAGTAGGATCAGATGATATTACAATAGGCTATGCATGTGATTTAGAAAATTATGCAGATAATGGTTCCGGTGGAGCGACATTTGATGCCGTATTTAAATATACTGGTGCAGACAAAACACTTGAGTTTGTAGAAAATAACCCAAGTCAGATAGGTAGTCCTGAGTATAAACATTATCTTGTTTCACCTGATGGTATAGAATATGAATTAGATTCAACTGAAATTGTTGCACCTTCTAGTCCAGATGATATTATCGGAGCGACACCAGAGTATAGATTAAGTTTTGAAATTGCAGACCTTTCGAAATATATTTCTACACTAGATGATATTGCTTTAAATGAAACAGTTGATGACTCTACAGAAATAAATATTTCACCAGACCAAATGGTTGTTGTTACAAATACAGGTGCGGCAAACGTTGCTTCATCTGAACCATCGTATTCTACAGTTTCATCTAACAATTTGTCAAATACATATGGGTTTAAAGGTAAACCATCAACAACATATTTTAACTCAGCACCAACTACAGGAAACTTTTTCTGGATCGATGGAGATGAGTTACCAACAGGCGAGACATATACAACTGCTACAGTGGGTATGACAGGTGTTCAAACAAGTTTCATTACACAATATGATACAGCATTACAAAACTGGAAATTTACATATCCAATTCAAACATGGGGTGCTATTGAAAGTGCAGATAATGTAGACAACGATGTTAGATTTAAACAAACTGCTTATGCAGAATTATCATTTAGTTCATCAGAAACACTAACACAAAGTACATTAGTTTTAAGAGATGCAAATGGTGTTATATTAGATAAAGACCATACAGAACTTACAAGTACAGCAGGTTCAGGTGTAACAAACTATAAAGTAATTTTCTGGACATCAGATCCCGGAGAAGGCAGTTTAATTGATGTATTAAAAGGCGACGGTTCACAAACTACAAGTATTGGTACATTTGCAGTTAAAGTTGTTGCTACAGTAAATCTTATTAGTTCAGTAGAAAAACAAACAAGTACATATGAAACGAAAAGTGCTTATGTATATGATGATTATGTTAATAGCACAGGATATATTAATGAATCAAGAGTTAAACTATTGACTATGGATACCACAGGTAATCCATATGGTGTATTAGATATATTTAAAACAGCAAATACTGATTCTAAAATCGTTGTAGAAGATTATTATACTGGTTCACAAAGATTTGAAAGAGTTTCTAAAATTGCAACAGCAGGTCCAAATATTGGTGGTGTAAATCCTATGCCAGAAAATACAAGACCTGAATTCAAACTTTGGTATAACACAGACACAGACCCAACAAACGGACAAAAATGGTTCTACTATATTGATGGCGTTTGGACAAGTCAGTTTGTGTTTAGTCAACCAGACCCAAGTGATCCTACATGTATATACTTTGGTCCTACAAAGTTTAAAGTTGTACAAGGAAGAAGTTTCACAGAAGATAGATTTATGAGTTTCAGATGGGATCATTATGCAGACTTAGATAAAAGAATTGATCCTAGTACAAGTAACATTGTTGACGTTTATGTTCTTACAAGTGACTATGTAAGAAAAGTAAACAAATGGATTGCAGAAGGTTTTAAAGCAACTATACCTACTGCTCCTAACAACTATGAATTAAAATCATTGATGAGTTCTATTGAACCAAAGGCCGCAATCGCAGACCATATTAGTTACATACCAGTTAAGTTTAAATACTTGTTTGGTTCTTTTGCACAACCTGAAAATCAAGCAATGTTTAAAGTTGTTAAAAAGTCAGGTACTGCTTATACTGATAGTGAAGTTAAAACTGCGGTGTCGGCAAAAGTTAATGAATATTTTGATTTAAATAATTGGGACTTTGGTGATACATTCTACTTCTCAGAATTAGCATCTTACTTACATCAGCAACTTGGCAACTATATTGCTAGTGTTGTTATAACACCTAAATTCTCAACAAGTGGTTTTACAGACTTGCTAAGTATTACTAGTGAACCAAATGAGATTTTCTTAAGTGTTACAACATCAGCCGATGTAAAAATAATTTCAGCAATCTCACAAACAGAATTACAAGGCGAGGATGTGACAGACTATGGCCAATAAGATTTATGATTTTTTACCAGGACATTTAAAAAATAGTGAACTAGAAACTATTTTTGAAACTACGTTAGAACGTGTCTTTTCAAAAGGAGACATGGAGAAAGTTAGAGCGTATGTTGGTAGAAAAGAAAAAGGCATAAATTCAGAACAAGACATTTATTTGTCTTACCCACCTCATGCATTCACACGTGAAAATTACGGGCTTGAGCCTGTATATTCAAGTGATGAACAAAAAGTTTTTTATGAAGATTTATTAAACTCTCTATTCAATAAAGGTGCATTAACAAACGACCATAGAAGATTATTTGATACTGAAAAGAAAACTATTAATATACCTATTGATTTAGATAAGTTTGTTAACTGGTCAATGTATTATTGGGTCAAGCCAGGTTTTGTAACTGATAACTCATTAACACAATCTAATTTCAAACATTACGTAACTGTAGGGAGACCTGGTTCTAGCTGGTTCAGTGTTGTAAACTCATGGTATCATTATGATGATATCAGAGATAAAATTACAGATGACAACTATACATTAATAGAACAAGCAAAAAGACCTATTATTGAATTTGATAATAAAATAGAATTAGCTGATAGCATGTCAAGTATCAGTTCATGGGAATTTCCTAAATTTAAAATGTATGACCAATCTGGTACATATATAACAGATGCAAAGATTTTTTCATATACAGTTGGTGATAGTGAATTATATCAAACAGACCAAGAACTAGGATTTATTCCAGTAGTTAAGTCAGGTGATTACACAAGCGAATATTGTTTTGAAACAGATGTTCCAGATGACTCTCAATTTCATTATGTTGAACATATTAAAAATTCAAATACTCCTTTAAGTAGTATAAATTTAGTAAACAATATGAGTAACTTTCAAGGACCAGCCGCAGTGTTTATTGACAACGGAACAGGTCTATATCAACTTACAAAAAATACTAATTATACGATTACAGGCAATGCATTAACCATCATACCAGACTCTAACGGACTCGTATTACAAGATGGTTACATTATAAACAGTGATGATAATGTAACATTAGATGTTCCAACTGGTCAAACTCTAGATATCAAGGTAGTACTTGCACCAAACAATACAACTACTCACAATGATATGTACATAAAATCAGATTTTGATTATAGAAATTACAGAAAAGAATTTGGTAGAAATGCAACAAGAGTTTTAACATTATCGCAAACTCCAAAAAATTCAAATGCAGTTGACGTATATATTGACGGGATAAAACAAATAAACAACTACACAGTTAGTGGAAATGATATAACCTTTAATGTAAATTCAGATCCGGTAGGATTTGTACATGTTGATATTTGTACAAATGGCCCTGTAACAACTGACGGTGATACTGGCTTTCAAAGATTGCATCATTCATTAGAATACAACGTTGACAACAAAACATATTTAAATACACAAATACCATATTCAACTTGGTATGAACATTTTTTAAGAATTATAGAAACTACACCTGGGTTATCAGGAGAACCTAATGGTGTAAACAATTACAGAGAATTAGGTGATAACACATTAAAGACAAGACATAACGACCAAGGCAGTGTTATGGTTATAAACTCTGTTGATGTTAGCGATGCCTACTTCTCTTTATCAAGAGATGACTATGATCCTATTAAGTCTTTTGAGTTTTTATCTACAGCTTATCAAGGTTATAAAAATAAATTTATTACAACAGTAAGAGACATACTAAGTGATCCAGGTGGTGACAGTAAAACTAGTTTAGAAATTCTTGAAGAAGCAATAGCAAATATTGGTTTATCAAAAAGACAAAGTATTAGTATATTTGACAATTTATTAAAAATAAATTATGGAGAAATATTCTCTAACTATTCTACTGCATCATTAGATATTGTTTTAGGAACAAAAGAACAATTTATACCAACTGACTTAGGTCAAATTTTAAATGATAAAGAACTTACTGTTATAAAAAACGATGTGGTTTTAAAACTAGGTGTAGATTATACAATTTCTACGTCAGGTGAACAAATAAACTTTACTGATGATTTAGTAAGCACAGACGCAATATCATTAAGAAAATATGATAGTGTAGATGAAGCGTATATTCCACCAAGTTCAACATTTTTAAAAATCAATCCAGCGTTTATCCCTGGAGTAGTACTAGATGGAAGCTACACAAATGCAGTAGAATTTATTCAAGGGCATGATGGTTCAATTACACCTAAGTTTGGTGATAGAACAGATGACATTTTGTTGATGTTTGAAACTTTAATATGGAATAGTTTAGATGATAACATAACAAGAACAAACGTAGATAGATTTAACTATGGCCCTTACAGTCGTTCAAGTGCAGATTGGGAACTATACGAAAAGAATTATACAATGTATCCTTTCTTTAAGAAATGGATGATTAGAAATAATATCGATAACTTATACAACACAGATTATGATCCAAATGATTGGAAGACATGGAACTATAGAACAATAGATGCAGACTCTCCAGGACATTGGAGAGGCATTTATCAATTTGCTTATAATACTGATAACCCTTTATTTGAACCTTGGAAAGTTGTAGGACTTTCACAAGAACCAGCAGACTTTAAATTAAAGTACGGAACAAATTCTAATACACATCATTTTTGGAATACATTGTTTACTGATTACAATATTACAAACACACCTATTCCAGTAGATAGCAATGGTGATTTGAAAAAAGTAAATGAATTATTTTTTAATAACAGTATTACAAGTTCAGATGTTGTATTGATGAAAGAAGATTGGGAGTTCGGTGACGGATCTCCGACAGAAATGGCATGGAGACGTTCAAGTGAATACCCATTTATTGAATTCATTTTAATGATGTTAACTAAACCATTCAAAGTTTTTCATGAATACAAAGACCAAGTTACAGAAGGTATTAAAATTCATAATAAAAAAGAAGGTGCTAACACTACAAACATTTTACAAAAGAAACAAAATTATGATTTTAAACTAGGTTCAAAACTAGGTGGCTTTGTTAATAACTTTAGACTGTTAGCAGAAAACACTTCACTGAACAATAGCAGATATACAGATGTACCAAAAGACAATTTTGATTTAGTAATTCACGCAGGTGAACCTAACAGAAGTGAATTCTTTAGTGCAATAATAATTGAAAAAGTTTCATTAGATGATTCATTTCCTGTGTATCTGAGAGCAGACACTTCATGGTATCAACCAGGTGATATTGTATTGAACAGTGCAGACGGAAAATACTATAGAAGAAAACAAGCAGGACAAACACAAGCAGAACAAACAGGTAATATTACTTTTGATTATAGTGCTTGGACTATGATATCTCAACCTAAGACAAGAAAATACGGTTATAGAATTCAAGGGTATGATGACATCAATCCTACATTCTTTGCAATGGAATGGGATAAAGTTTCAGGTGAAAAAGCATTTAGCACAAAAGGTGATAGAGAAAATTTAAACGAATGGCAACAAGGTGCGTTCTATCGTAAAGATAGTTACATGAAATATGAAGGTCAACCTTATGTTTGTTTACGTGAACATACTTCAACAACATTACTAGATGATAATATTGAAGATTGGAAAAAACTTGTTGAGTGGCCAAAAACAAATAAAGTAACAGCAAATGGTTATAAAGAATTTAAATCAGACCAAATCAAGAATTTTAACTACGGTCAAATTTTAGAAAACATTGATGATGTTGCACATCTAATGTTGGGTTATCAAAAATATTTAGAATTCATCGGTTGGGGATTTACAGACATAGATGAACAAGGACAAACAGTAGACTTTGAACAACTATTGTATAAGTTTTTAGAATGGTCATCAGAAAATCACGGACCAGGCGAATTCATTACACTATCTCCAATGTTAGTTACAGGTAGCTTTACTGCACCATATGGTGTAGCATCAGTTCGTAGAGAGACATTCAAAAACTTTTATCGTGTAGTTGATGCGTCAGGAAGATTAGTCCCTGATAATCAGATTACTTTTACTACAGACGGCAAAACTATAAACTTTAGAGCAAACGTTCCTGTATACGGAATGAAGATTGATATTCAAGATGTTGAACATGCATTTGTTGTAGACAGAGTTGATAGCTTTGGTGATGTGATTTACGATCCTTTCTTGCATGATAGAAATTTACGTATGCAAATTGATTGTAATAAAAGTAGAAACTGGGATGGAACACTAACGGTTGATGGTTATCTTCCTTATGGAGACGAACTAATTCCAAACTTTGAAACATTAACAAGTGACTCAAAATATTTTAGAGACACACTTGTGGATCAGAATTTAGAAATAGTTAATAAACTAAAAGCAAGTCAAATAGGTTATACTAAAAAAGATTATCTAAGAAATCATGGGATTGAAAGAGAATCACAATTAGAATTTTACAAAGGCTTTTTGTCACATAAAGGTACTAACTCCGCTGTAAATAGAATTGTAAATAACAACGGAAACTTTAAAGACATAGGTCATGAACATATCTGGGCATTTAAATTAGCAGAATATGGTAAATTAAATAATGGATATAAAGAAACACAATCAGTTAATACTATTGACATGATTAGTGATCCTCATAGAGTTCAATTTGATAATATGGAAAATACTTTTGAGTTAAGAGAAAACACAAAAGGATACCCATTAAAGACAACAGGATATGTAGACGGCAAAGATGTAGTTTATACGGTAAACACAGAATATGATTTGGAAAACATTGATGCAGTTGAACTAAATGAAGGCGATACTGCTTGGGTTCAATTCGATCCAGTAAGACAATGGGACGTAAGAAGATTAAGTGAAGTAGCAGAGATAGGTTATGTAGGTGAAACATCTGATAATCAACTATATGTGGGTCTAACAAATCAAATAGATACTACAGATAGTGTTTATCTAAAAATTAAAAACTCAGACATTGATCCAGAAGTTGCAGATTACTATTTTCTTGTTGATAATGGAACAAGAGATGTTGATGGTGTAACTGTTTATGAATATCTTGTTTTTGAAAGAAACTATGAACCACTAATCGTAGAGATTGATAACTCATCATCAAATAGTTTATTTGTCCCAACAGGAACAAACTCAGGCGTTGAAGCAATTGGTTCAGTAAGTTATCCAGTATTCAATTCAGGTGATGAACTTGTTATCGATGGTGTGTCACATGTTTATACTCCAGGCTCAGGTGGTGGTACAGGAGGCCTTGTGATAGGTGGAACAACTGCTACAGTTGATCCAGTTATTGGCGAAGGTGAACAAGCAAGAATTATTGTTTATGATTCAAATGGATTTATTGCTAATACAAATACACTAATCACATTTGATGGAACATCAGCGTCAGGAACACTAGGTGTATCATCAGTGAATGGTGATGTATTTAATATTAATGGTGAAGCAATTACGGTACAGTTTAGTTCAACACAAAATATTGAAGCAATAACAAGTTCTACAGAAACAGATGCAATACCAACAGGCGGTACATTAGTATTCAATAGTACAGGCGAAGCACAAGCAACAGTAACTATACAAGACATTCAGCATGTTGGTAGTACTTCTAACCCTGAATTAACATCAACAAAATCTTTATCAGTCAATGGTAACTTGATAACATTTACAGTTGCGGCTCCGGTAACAGGAAGTAATTCAGTAGAAAACTTTACAGGAGAATCTACGCCGGTATCTAGTGTAACACTAACTTCAAATATGACAAATTTCTTACCGGGAACTATTACAGTAGATAACGGTGACGGTGCAACTACACTAACAACAAGTGATTATTCTTATGACACAAACACAAAAGTAATAACATTTAATTCTGCAATACAAGATGGTGTAGATGCAAATGGATTAGCAGATATTTCTGTTCAACTAGTCGCACAACCAGTTGTTACACCAATGACAACAACAGAAATCGTTAATACAATAAATTCAAGTGCGGCACCAATTACTGCATCTCTTAATGGTTCTAATCAATTAGTAATTGATACATCTGAAAGTTATCTAAATCTTTCAGGGTCTATTCTAGTTGATTTGGGATTACTTACATCTGGTTCTTCATTGATTGAAAGTAAATTGAACCTACTAGCACAAGACATAAATGCAGTATCATATTTGACAGCATTTGTAAATGCTAACAGCCAACTAGAAATAGAAACAACAAATGATGACTTAACAATTGGTGGCACTGCAAGAGCGTCTATGGGATTATTAACAACATATGATGCTACTACAGATCCAACAGCGGCATCTATTGTTGCACAAATCAATGCACGTGGTATAACAGGAATAACAGCATCAAAGATTGGTTCAAATATTAAAATAGTTTCAAATGCAAATAATTTAGATATTACAGAAACAACTAGCGGTGCTTTATCTAGATTAGGTTTTGCTACTAATCCAGTTGATGTTGACTCAGCAACAACTATTAGAGATAATATCAATGAAGCACTATCCACATTATCAGGAACAAGTGCAACATTAAATGCAAATAGACAAATCGTTATAACATCAGACCAAGCAAGTATCGTATTAGAAAACGTTTCAGGAAACCCATGGAACGATATCGGTATAAGTGTTGGTACATATAACTCATCATCATCAACACAGCTTGTGAGTGCCAATGATTTTAAAGACCAAATCAATCAAGCAAGTAGTGATGTTCTTGTAAGTATTACGAGTGATGGCAGAATGGTGTTCACTAATTCGAATGTATCTATGAGTTTTAGTGGTACATCACAAACTGTACTTGACAAGATTGGGCTATTCAGAGAATATACTGCGGTAACAAGTAATAATAATTTCAAAGCAATGCGTTGGAAGTCTGTAAGATATTCACAGTTTTATCTATTTGATACTTTTGATAGTTTCTATAATGACTTGGGTCTTAATGCAGAAGCACTAATATGGGCTGACGATTATTTAGGTAATGGTTGGAGTGTACTATATCGTGATATAACAGGAACACTTACAGTTAGAAATAGACAAGCAAACACTGTAGAGGTAGATTATTTAAGGCGTGTTATTGTTAAAGATGGTGAGAAGTTTTATAACTATCAACTATTTGATCCACTAAACTTAAAACTACCAGGCGATATTATAAAGAATTTAGACTACATTACATGGGAAGACCCTGCAGGTTATGACAAAGATACTTCTAAAGAACTTTGGCTAGACCAATATATTGGACAAACTTGGTGGGATACTTCATTAGCAAGATATTATAGATACAATGACTATGGTGATGCAAACGGTAGAATTGTAGAAAGTTTTGCAACTAAGTATTGGGGCAAATTAGTTCCTGGTTCTGAAATCAATGTTAAAAAATGGACAAAGAGTGAAACACTACCAGAAGGCATTGAAACTTATACTACGAAAGTGTATTTTGACACTGACAAAAATAGATCCGTAACTGAATATTTTTACTGGAGCGAAGAAGGCAGTGAACCAGAGTTTGGTAAAACATTAAGTATTGAAGAAACTAAAATGCTACTTGAAAGTGGAAACATTAAAAATAAATTTATTCCAATAGATGTAGATAAAATTATTATAAGCAACAATGCATATGTTTTCAATAATAGTTCTGTAGATGTTTCAGTTGAATATAATACACAACCAGATACAGATAAAAAACATACAGACTGGAAACTATTACAACAGTATACAACACAAAGACCAGATGATGAAATTATAAAACCTCTTATTGATTCACTAGCAGGAGTTCAATACACTGACTACGTATCACTGGCAGTAGAACAATCTATGTTAGGTGATCCTGATACTACAAAAATTAATGTAGGGTTTTTAGATAGTCCTACATATGGAGACGCAACATTGAACGATACAGTAGTTACTGTGAACAATCATATTGTTGATGCTCAATACATAACGTTCTTTACTGATGGTAATCCAGCAAACGCACAAGTTAGAATTAGCAAACAGTTTAATATAATTGTAGGTGATATTGTTCGTGTATACAGAATGACAGATTATCAAAATAATTGGTTTAAAGATTTACAATCTGCTAGAGAAAACTTTGCTTCATCTGTGAATGCACATTTCTCTAAACGACATCTTGTAGCAAAGTATCCTGAATACAAAGAATTTATTCAAGGAGATAATCTAATCTTATCATTAGAAGATTGGTACTTAACAGATGAATATAAAACTATTGAGAGATTTTCTTACCTATCAAAAACAAGAACGTTTGATATGTTAAAACTATACAACGACCAAGGTGTAAAATCATTTAAACTACAACTACCAACACATGATGAATATTATTTTGAACATGAAGGTACATTGCGTTTAGTCAATAGTTCTAAGAGTGCATTAAATGTTTCATTCAATGACATAGTATTTCCTGATAACTCAACACTAAGTAAAAAATATTATGAAAATGCAATTGGTGTTCAAGTTCATGAACTATTCCACTTGATGTTAGATTACACGGAAGACAAAGAAATAAACAGAATTTTCTTTGACATGATAAATTACATGTATACAGAAAAGACACATCCTGATTGGGTGTTCAAAACAAGTTACATTGATGTAAATCTGTTTAATAGAAATTTAAGAAAGTATGCAATCTATCAACGTGATAGTTATGATGATGTAATTGAATATATCACAGAAGCAAAACCTTATCACACAAAAATACGTGAAGTTATCAGATACTATAGCAAAGAAGAAATAGCAGATGCAAGAGTTTCTATTGTAGAGAATATGCATCTTACTCTTGACTTTGGTAACAATTTACGTTATGCTGATATCGTTAAAGACGGCGGCAGTTGGGCTGAATCTGAACATCCAGAATTAGAAGATGGTACATATGAACAAGGAAGATTACTAAGAACAAGATACACATTATCAGATGGTAAGAGCGATAACAGTTTTGATACGGGTCTAGTAAATGCAGACTTTAGAGAATCATCTATAGTATTTGTAGACCAGTTCACAGATTCAACTAAGGTTACACATGACAAAACATTCTTATATGTTTATGATATGTATGGCAGAGGTTGGAAAATAGACATTACAGGAGAAACAACAGTTGCATCTATGACGAATGATACCATAGTTGTAAACAGTGCGACACCTTTCTCTGTAGCAAGTGATGAAAATCGAAAATTAATTGCAATAAGAAATGAAACTACAGGTGATATTGAGTTCATGACTTATAGCAATAAAGACACAGTAAATCTAACTATTTCTGAAAGAGGATTATATACTGGAATGGGAACTGTGCCAGGAACTACCACTAAAGTCTATGCATTAGGCACACCTTTAGAAATTGTTCTGCATGAGATGGTATAAAAGAGGTATGACAGAAATAAGATAAATAGATAAGATTACTAAGAGAGATAAACATGTTTAAAGATAAAATTAACGTACAAGCTATCGGTACACTCAAAATCTCAGATAAAGAGACTGGAACCGTGCTTGTAGACAAGAAAAATGCGATTCATCCAGGAAATATGGCGTATGTTCTGGCTTCTGCACTTGGTGGTAAACCAACAAGCGTGAACAGTACAGGCGATGCCCCATATATCAATTGGATGGCGTTTGGTAACGGAGGAAGTAGTTCCACTACTACACTGTCTTACCGTTCTCCAAGAGTTTTCACAACATATGATGAATTACCAATTACATCCAGTAATTCAACATTGTATTCAAAAACGTATCAACAACAGGTAGTAGCTACAGTGTTTGCTCCTGGACAGAAGGTGGATCCAAATGATGCAAATTCTGTGACGATACCTGAAAATACATCTAAAGTAAATTTTAAGGTTGAAATGTCGCATGATGATTATGAGACTATGCAACAACAATCTGATCCGACTGTGAGTACACCGGAAACAGATAGTTCTACTGATGCTAATAGTGTCACTGCTTTTACTTTTGATGAAATTGGACTTCTTGCAGGTGTGAGTACACCTACAGGATTGGATGAAACAAAAACTTTGATGCTAACACATGTGACTTTTCATCCTGTGTTATTATCAGCGAATAGGACTATTGTAATAGATTACACTATTACTATTCAACTTAGCTAAAAGGATATCCGGAATACTTTTTAGTTATTAAAAAATTTAAAATTGACTAGTCAAATTTAGGAGTAAAAACATGGCGGTGATATCAAACAGTGACTTAAGTACACTTAGAGACACATTAAATACCATTCTAAATGGTACGGGTGTTGGCGGTGGCTATAATCAGTCACACTCGGTTCAGGCCAATCCTGCGGCAGGCGACTTAATTGATGATGCATATCAAGATTCATTATTCTCTGCGGCGGCGAAGGTCACAAATTATTATAACATTACAAACCCATTGACGGCGGTTAACGCTGGTGACATCATTGATGACAATCAGTATTACAATCATGCGTCAACATTAAATTCAAGTTTAGACACTAGATTTAATAATCCATGGGATTATTCTTCTGGTTGGGATATGACAACTGCAACTGAAACAACTGAAACAGTTTCTAACTGGAACGGTTCACATGATACAGTAACTAAAGTTACGTTTGGTTCAGAAGCAGACATGAATGCATGGTTTTCTGCTGGTGGAGAAATTCGTGTATCAATGTCACACGATGATTCATCTAACGACCAACAAGGTACATCTTGGGAACAGCTAACAACAGAAATGGGTACTTATAGAATTTCATTAAGAGACACAGATACAACAACTGCGGCAGATTCTGAACGTAAAAAGTATACAGACTTGACTACTTCTTATGTAGAAATCAAAAAAGAATTTGCAGACGACTCAGATTATAGTACTAACTATGCATCTATTGAAGCATATAAAAATGGTGTTGACATTTATGTAAAGATTACATTAAATGATGCACACGTGGCACGTTCTGGTTCTGGTTCAGGATATGGAGGCCCATGGTCTTGGACAGGTGCTGATACAGTTCCTGGAACTACAACAGTGAACGTTTCATCACTGAAATTATCAAACTCATCCGGTTCCGTTAACATTACAAATCCTACATTTGCAGTAACAGATAGTTTATAATATTTACTGTTATGACACGAGGATATAAACAATGGCACCACAGAGTTACTATTTAGGAGGTAAAGTACGAGCAATCGATTATAACGGTTTCGCAGATGATATAAACGAAATTGTTGGAATCGGGGCTGGTGACTCAGGCTATGGCCAATCTCATTTAGTAATTCCACATGTTGTCTCTGGCGTTAAAATTAATGCGACACATATGCAGTTACTCCTAACTGCTTTAAAATTTGCAGGAAGACATCAGGGCACTACTATTCTTTCACCAGAAGATACTAGTGACCCTGGTTTTCCATCTGCAGGTAACCTTATAGAACTAATCCCTAATTTAACTACTGATATCACCAATGTACGTTCAAACAAGTTAAATTATGACATTGCAATGATGACAGTTGCACAAAATGTAATATCATCTTCAAAGACATATGTAGCACCTACACAAACAGGCGATGTTTGGGATAGTCAAGTGACGTATGAAGTATCTGCTATTTTCGTTGACGAGGATTCAAGAAGACATTTCTTTAACTCAGGCGGAGAAATCAGACTAGATACTAATTTTACTGCCAGTGGCACCGATTCCCAAAGTTTAGATTGGGAAGCATTGTTAACTGCCGTTGGTATGATTAAATTTAGTCATAACATAACAGAAGTTACAGGTAGCACAGGTACTCCTGGAAGTGGATTTACTGGACTAACAACTACTTACAGTAAAATCTATGAAAAGAGTGGAGGCGATGGTGGCTATACAAATTACTACGGAAATAACAAATATGAAATACTTGCTAGATTAAATGGTACCAATGCTATTGATTTTAGACTTGATTTCTATGATACTCATACCGCTGATACTGGATTTTATGGCGGGGTACCGTGGACAGGACAAGACTACGTAGCAGGAACACTAACTGCACAAGTAGACATTCAATATGCTAACGACACAGACCCATCAGGTCTAGGGGTTGTGGTAGATCCAGCTGGCCCAGGCCCAACATTTTCTCATATTTCTGAACTTTAACTATTGACATTTGTTGATTTTTCCTGTATTATTAAAAGAATACAAGGAGTAAAACCATGTCAAAAGATATTACACCTTCTCAAGAACAACTTGAAAGGCTTGAAAAAGCATTGGACTTTTCTAATACAATGCAGACTTTTAACCTGAATAAGAATAATTTAAAAGTCAAAACACAAAATCTCCTTAGCTATAGCACCAATGGTGGCACATTCAACATAGACCAATCACTTATTGGTTTTATGTATATGATTGTATCATCAGGAAAGAAAGAAGCTATAGTTATGGATAAGAATGATATACCAATTAAAATTGAAAATACTGAAAAGTTTTTAGAAGATATTTCTAGTTTATACTTTGAAGCAATCAATGAATATTATAATGATTATCAGAAACTAAAAAGTTCCAGAAAGATTGAAAAGGTACTAGAGATATAATGAGCAAAGGGATTATCATCTTTGCGTCAAATAATGGGTTATTAGATTATGTCAAAATTGCATGTGCTAGTGCAGGATTTGCCAGAAAAAACTTATCAGGATTTGATGAAATCTGTTTAATAACAGATACACATTCTATCACTAAAGACAATAGAGAAACTATTGAAAAATATTTTGATAGAGTTATAACCCAAGATCCGTCAAGCAAAGAAGAAAATATTAGATTATTCAAAGATGGTGGCACAGGTTCATCTGACTACGCACCATTTATGAATAAATCAAGAGGAGATGTATATTCATTATCTCCTTACGATGAGAATTTGGTCATCGATTGTGATTACTTTGTAATGAGTAATACACTTGACCAAGTGTGGGGTAGCGAAAGCGACTTCATGATTAATTGTCAATATAGGGACATTGCAGGTAGACATGGTGGTAATGTTTCCTATGTTGACGATTTTTCAATACCAATGTATTGGGCCACTGTTTTCTATTTTAGAAAATCTGAATATGCAGAAAACTTGTTTACACTAGTAGAGCATATTAAAAACAATTACAAATATTATTATTTCTTATATAATTGTAGTGGTACTTTGTTTAGAAATGACTTTGCTTTTTCAATGGCTATTCACATTATTAATGGTTGTGTAGACACTTCTGCTCCATCACTTCCTATTGATTATCTCAATAATAGTTTTGATTTAGATGCAGTGTTTAGAGTTAATACTAGTAATGATATCATAATGTTTTGTGCAAAAGCAGAGAAAACAAGTGAACACATACTAGCTAGATTCAATAATACTGATATTCATATTATGAATAAAAAATCAATAGAAAGAAATATCAATGAATTTTTAGATTGTGGGAGTGTAAGATGAGTAGAGGATATATAGCTATTGCACAAAACAATGAAGAACATGACTATCTAAAAATGGCATATGCCATGGCATTAAGTTTAAAAGCAACACAAAAAGAAAATCAATTTTGTGTATGTGTAGATGAAAATACTAAATTAGCAATGAAAAACAAATACAAAGAAGTATTTGATTATGTTGTTGACATTCCATGGAACGATGATGCAGGTAGTGACAAATGGAAAATACACAACAAGTGGAAATATCCTCATATGTCTCCTTTCAAAGAAAGTATAATTTTAGATACAGATATGGTATTCACTCATTCTGTAGACCATTGGTGGGATTATCTTTCTAAAAAAGATATGTGGGTATGTACAAATGTAAAAACATTTAGAAACGAAGATGTTGTTGATGATTACTATAGAAAAAAGTTTACGCAATTAGAATTACCAAATGTATATAGTAACTTTACATACTTCAAAGAGTCAGAAACTACATTTGAATTCTTTCGTATGGTAGAGATTATTATGACACATTGGAATGTGTATTATGATAAATTTATGAAAGGAACTGGACAAAACTGGATGAGTGCAGATTTGGCATATGCGTTAGCCGTTCGATTACTAGACTTAGAAAATGAAGTTTGTGACTATGATATAAAAGATGTTCCTACATTTGTTCATATGAAAAGTTTTATACAAAATATACCTCAGCATAAAATATCAAGTGTTTGGACACAAAGTTTAACAAGTCAATTATCAGATGATTTAAAAGTGAGAGTAGCAAACTATGAACAATCACTTCCCTTTCATTATGTAGAAAAAGATTGGATGACAGATAAAAAGATTCAACAGTACGAAAAGGTATTAGGCTTATGAGTATACTAAGTGTAGAACTAACAGAAGAAAATAAAAGAAATGTACGAGTTGTATCATTTGATGAAAAGGGCAAAATAGATGCAATATCATCAAAAGAACCTGAACAAGATAATCTTTTATTTGCTTACTTTACTATGGAAGATATGATACCTTTTATGCAAGGCACAAATAAAATGTCAGACTATTTGGTTTCTAAAACTAAAGATGTGTTTACATATGAAATCATCAAAAATAAAGTAGACATTAAGAAACGTTCAAAAGAAAGTCAATTATTTCAGATTCCATATATGGAAAACGTAGATATTGATATAACATATGATGGAAAAGAATTAAAGTTTAACCCAAGTGAGGATATAGTAAAAGGATCAGGTGTTACTAGTTCTCAACAAGTTACAGTAGGCGGTAAACATGCACATGTATTTTTTGTAACACATGATAATAAACCCGAACATTTGATACAAACTTTGCAAATACCCTTTGCAGAATTGTTATCTGGTCCAGTTTCTATTAAATTCGAATATAATAAATACAGTATAAGTTTATATACCCAGAAGTTTCTGGAAACATATTCATTCAGGAGATTATAATGAAACTTGAAATAGGCGAACTAGATGTATTTTATCTAAGTTATGACGAACCCAATAAAGAAGAACATTGGGCTGATATTATCAGTAAGTTTCCTTTTGCAAAACGTGTTGACGGAGTAAAAGGATTTGATAATGCACACAAAGAATGTGCAAGACAAAGCGACACAGATAGGTTTATTACTATTGATGGAGATAACATCGTAGAAGAAAACTTTTTTGATTTAGAATTAATATTCCCAGAAGGAACAGATTTAGCTAATTCTGTTGTTTCTTGGAGTGCAAAAAATATGACAAATGGTTTAGTATATGGCAATGGTGGTATTAAGTGCTGGCCAGTACAACTTGTATTAGACATGAAGACACACGAAAACGCAGAAGACGAAACTAAGAAAGTAGATTTTTGTTGGGACTTGAATTATATACAAATGAATAATATCTATTCACGTGTATTCAATTCTGGTTCTCCGTTTCAAGCCTTTCGTGCAGGATATCGTGAAGGTGCAAAGATGTCACTTGATGAAGGAAAGAAAGTACCAGTAGATGAATTTAAAAATCGTATCTGGCCTAAAAACTATGAACGTTTAATTACATGGTGTAACATTGGTGCAGATGTAGAGAACGGACTATGGGCATGTTATGGTGCAAGATTAGGTTGTTATGATACAAATCTTAATGAAGATTTTATACTTGAAAGCATTTCAAGTTATGACTGGTTCAAAGAATATTTTGAAAATACAGTATTCCCTAAATTTGAAGGTGGGGAAGAAAAGTGTGAAAGAACAAAACTAGAATGGGATTATGAAAAACTATTTGATGAGACTGTTCGTATTGGTGATATACTAGAAGATAAAATCGGTATGGAACTATGTGATCCTACTCCTGAGGTTGCAAAGTTCTTTAAAAGAGTATATGTCAATCCTCCAAGAGTAAACAATCCATTAGCAACAGAAAAACAAACGGGTTGGGACAAGTAACCTAAATGTCTAACTACGATGATGACGCAATAGTAACGAGAGATAAGCTAAATGCATTATCTCCGTCAATGTGTATGGCAAAGTGGTTGCAAGTTAGTTTGCATCTACCACAAGGTCGTACACATAGTTGTTATCATCCACCGACACACCCAATCCCATTAGATGAACTTAAAAAAGATCCTAATGCTTTACACAATACAACTTTTAAATTAGAAGAACGTAAACAAATGAAATGCGGCGACCGTCCTGAAGGTTGCCAATATTGCTGGAACGTTGAAGACGCTCCTGATGCCCCAAAGGGCGGTAGATTGAGTGATAGACATTATCGCTCAAGTGAATGGTGGGTAAAAGATGCCTGGGATGAAGTCGTTAATAATCCTTGGGACCACAACATCACTCCCAGATATGTTGAGGTGAACTTTAATCAAGCATGTAATTTTAAATGCAGTTATTGTTCGCCCCACTTATCTACAGCATGGGAAGACGATGTAAAGAAACACGGCGGGTTCCGTTTCAGCAATGGTACAGGTCATAATGATATAGATTACTTACGTAAGACTGGTTTGATGCCTTTAGAAGTAGCACGTAAAGATAATCCTTATATCGAAGCATTTTGGAAATGGTTTCCAATGATATACAGAGACTTGAAAGTTTTTCGTATGACAGGTGGTGAACCATTAATGGATAGTAATACATTTAAAGTGTTTGATTATGTAAATGAAAATCCAAATCCTTTTTTAGATTTGAGTATTACATCAAACATGTGTCCGCCACAAGACAAGTTATTTGATAAATTTATTGATAAAATAAAAGCATGTGAAGAAATACGAGTATGGGAAGATCCAGAAAGATTTAATCCTGATAGTGGCAATCACTGGTATGTTGCTCCCGCATATAAGCATTTTAGTTTATATGTCAGTGTTGATGGTGTAGGCAAACAAGCAGAATATATGCGTGACGGTCTAGACTTTGATAAGATGTATGATAATTGTCGTAGAGTATTGCGTGAGACTGATGGTACAGAAATTTCTTTTATTAATACGTTTCAACTATTGAGTATACCAAATCTACGTGGTTTCTTACAAATGATATTAGACCTACGTGAAGAATTTGGATATGAAAACCAAGAAGATAAAATTATACAACCACCGGATCATAATGGTTTCAAACACCCACCTTTTATTAGAAAGAAACGTCAACGAGTTTGGTTTGACATTCCATATCTAAGATACCCAGACTGGATGACAATACAATTAGCAGACCACGAGTTATTAGATACAATACAAAAGAATATTGATTTTATGAAAGAGAACGTATTAGAGAATGACTTATATGGTAGAAAATATACAGGGTTCAAGAATTATGAAGTTCTAAAACTTGAACGAGATTTAGCATGGGCCAAACAAGGGCTAAATATGAAAGATGAAGAATTAAGTTCGCATCTTATTCGTTTCTATGAATATTTTACACAATATGACAATAGACGAAACTTAAACTTTTTGGAGACTTTTCCAGAAATGAAAGATTTCTGGAATGAAGCTAAATCAGAGTACGAGGAAAAATATGGATCCTAATGTTAAAAATAAATCAGGTGATTCGTTCTGTGCCTTAGCATGGATACATACAAGTTCAGAACCATATGGTACTTGTAGAAGTTGTTGTATTGCCCGTGACCATATTACTAAAGAAGACGGCAAGATTTATTCATTAGCAGAAGATACAGTTAGTGATATTCTCAATAGCACATACATGAAAAAATTACGTACAGCTATGCGTAACGGTGACAAACCATTGCAATGCGAAACATGTTGGGAAGACGAAGCAAACGGCAAAGAAAGTAAACGTTTGATGTATAACAAAATGGTCAAAGATATCAATATGGATATTGACTATAATGCAGATGTTTGTGTTCCTAAAGATTTGCAAATTAATATTGGTAATGTTTGTAACTTGAAATGTAGAACATGTTCACCTGTATGCTCATCTAAATGGGCAGTAGAATATAGAGACAGAGGAAAAGAAATCTGGAAACCAGAGTTTAATGTAGACTTCAATGATTTTGAAAATAGTGTCTTTTGGCATGACATTGACAATTGGTCAAAAACAGTTGAGCGACTTGAAATAATGGGTGGTGAGCCTTTTTATAGTAAGAGTTTCAAAAAACTTGTTGATGCATTAATTGATAATGGCAGTAGTAAAAACATCAGCATGAATCTAAGTACAAACGGGACTATATTCAATGCAAGTTTAATGGATAAGATGCTTAAAAATTTTAAACGAGTTGGTATAAATTTAAGTATTGATGGCATAGGTAAACATTTTGATTATATTAGGCATGGTGTTCCGTGGGAAACAGTTAAAAATAACTTAGATAGTTTCTTTAATTTATACATGAATCAACTTCCTTACAAAGAAGAAAATAAAGATTTTAAAATGTCAATGAGTTATACTATTACAATAGGAAATTTAAATATTTTTTATTTGAAAGACATACACGACTTCTTTCATAAGAACTATATACAATATACTGGCGTAGAGGATGAGTTTTTCAATAGAATTCCTTTCTTAGAAATATGGAATAACGTAGTTCACTTTCCTAGTTTTTATAGTGCAAATGTTTTTCCAGACGAAGTTAAAGGAAAAATATTACGCAGAGTTACAAGACCTGATTTACACGGTATGGAAAAATGGAATGCCAATACATATAAAAATGAAATTACTCCAGTTTTAAATCATGCTAAAAAGAGTTGTAAAAATGATGATTGGTTATCTTTTGTAAGAGAAACAATGGAAACTGATAGATATAGAAAAGAAAGTTTTGAACAAACTTTTCCCGAACTATTTGAGTTATTAAAACCATATTGGGAAAAAGCAAAGAGTGAGTTTATTAACGAAGAATCTAAAATATTTAAATTAGATACGATAATTAGAAACAAAGGTACTGATAATGACTCGTAAGATAAGAGAAGGCGAAACGCTACACCAGTTTAAAGAACGTATGATTGACTCGGTCAGCGAATCGTACTGTGCGGCGAAATGGTACAATGCTACTATCTGGTTAGGTCATGGACAAACTGCTTCATGTCACCACCCACCAGGGCATTGGATTCCACTAGAAGAATTAAAAGATAACTACACTGCTATTCATAATACAAAGCATAAGAAACTTATGCGTAAGTATATGCAAGAAGGCAAACGACCAGCAGAGTGTGAATACTGTTGGAAAGTTGAAGATATGGGCAAAGATAATATATCTGACCGTGTATTCAAAACAGAAATCTTTAAAGATGAAGATATTCATAAGAGTGCAGAGATGCCATGGGATGAAAATGTCATGTTGCGTACACTTGAAATATCATTTGATAGAGCATGTAATTTTAAATGCTCATACTGTAATCCTGCTTTCAGTACCGCATGGGTTAAAGATATAAATCAATATGGTGGATATCAAAACATACAATCAGATGGTCGTGGGCATTTTGTTGATACTGCACCATGGGCGGCACCAGCCGCAAAACATGAGGAAGACAATCCTTATATTCAAGCATTTCACAAGTGGTGGGAAAATGGATTAGCAGATAATCTTGAAGAAATTCGTATTACAGGTGGTGAACCCATTATGCATAAAGGTACTTGGAAGTTGTTTGATTGGTTCGAACAAAATCCAGATAGAGGAAGAAACATGCGTTTTGCTATTAACTCTAATCTATGTCCAACTAAGCCTGCAATCTTTGAAAGACTTATTGAGAAATCATGGATCGTTCCTAACTTAGAAATCTATACTTCTATGGAAGCAACAAAACATCAAGCAGAATATATTCGTGATGGTCTAGATTATGATTTTTGGAAAGACAACATTCATCAAGTATTGAAAAGAGGAAACATCAAAAAAGTACATATGATGATGACAATCAATTCATTGTGCTTGACAACTATTACAGAATTTATGGAAGAAATGTTACAACTTAGAGATGAGTACGGACAACGTGCGCCTACGATGACACTAAACATTTTACGTTTTCCATCATTTCAGAGTGCGGCTATCTTGCCTGAACATATTAAAACATTCTATAAAGATAAATTAGAAAAATGGTTTTTGACTGAACGGGCACAAATGGGATTGACTGAGGCAGAAAAAGCAAGTACACAACGTTTAATTGATTACTTAGATATTGTCAAGACACCTCACAAGAACACGGCAGAAACTCCTAAACTATATAATGACTTTAAAGCATTCTTTGAACAGTATGATGTCAGAAGAGGTAAGAACTTTAGAGAAACATTTAAAGGACCTATTGCTGATTGGTATGATACATTGATAGCAGAGTCGCCAAGCAGAGAACAGATTTTGAATAAAGAATTAGTATTCAAAACAAGTGACAGAGGTGGAGATCCTGCAACTACAGAAGACTATGCAGGTGGCGATGATGAACACGAACAAGTTGGTGGTTGGGATACAAAGAACGATGCTCTAGGAGGAGTTAAAGTTGAATGAAACGACATTTAGTAATCTATTACGGAAGGTCGGGTAGTACACTTGTAGACCATTATGTATCAAGAAATCTTTGCTCAAAAGAGTTTTGGTTTAGTCAACATGGGTTCCCTTCATCAGAAATACACCATGATGAGTTGCTTATATATTATAAGAAACTTATGAAACTTAATGAAAAACAAATTGATTGGTGTATGAAATATCATATAAGTTCTGGCATGACTGCAAGACCTTTAAAAGGCAAAATGTATGACTTTAGTTTAGAAGGATCAAAGATATTCTTTGAAGACCTTGGTATTACTAATTTACATTTTAGTTTTAGAATGGATATGTTAGATACAATATATAGTCACATGATTGCAGATAGCGATAATACTTGGGTAATGACTGATGGCGAAATAGGAAAACATAAAAAAAGATATTACGAAAAAGATTACGTATATAAAATTTGTCACGCATATAATAAAAATTATTTTTTATATAATGAATATGTTAAGGAATTTTCAAAAGATTTTGACGTATCATTTTATCCATATGAAAATCTAGGCAACATATTTGATATAGATAATGATCCTAGAGGCATGAAGAAGCAACTGACAAAAGAACAAAAGATAAATTTAATTTGGAACTATGATGAAATAGAACTTATAGCAAAAGAGTTTCCTTTTTATCATGGAACAATTAATAAAAAGAACGGAATATTAGAAGTATGACGAAGAAGGTGATACCTATTTGGAAGAGCGACGGAAGTTGTGCAGAAGAAAGTGAAAATAAAACTTTTTGCATGGCTCCTTGGTCACATACTTATATCTCTCCTCAAGGTGAACGTAGACTGTGTTGTGCATCACGTGAAGAACATTCTTTTCAAAAACAATACATAGATGCATCAAACGATGAACGTTATGGTAAAGTAAAAGAAAGTAAAACAGATGCAGACGATTTTAATCCTGTATCATTAGAAGAACACTGGAACTCTCCTTACATGAAAGACATTAGAAAGAAACTAATGGCTGGAGAACGTATTCCACAGTGTGATGTTTGCAATGATGACATTTTGAGTTTGTCATCTTATCGTAAATGGTTTACTGGTGTTTTATTCAGAGATAAGATACAAGAAGCATTTGATAAGACAGATGATGATGGGCATACAACAATGCCTGCCATATCATTTGATTACAGATATTCAAACTTATGCAACTTTAAATGTCGTATGTGTGGTGAACAATTATCAAGTTCATGGGAAGCAGAAAAGAAAAAACATAACATGTGGTCGATTGAAAATCAACCTTTCATGCAACCAACTGTAAAACAAAAGATGGTTAAGTTTCAACGTACTGTAGTTGAGCCTGAATTTAAAAAAGCAATTTCAGATGGTATTGTAGAAGAAATATATTGGGTAGGTGGTGAACCACTTATGTATGATATACATTGGTGGGCATTAAAAGAAATGGTCGCTAATGGTTCAGCAAAGAATTGTCACTTAAGATATAACTCTAATTTGTCTCGTACATCATTTAAAGGCATGGAGTTGTTTGACTACTTACCTCAGTTTAAAGATTGGTTAATGTGTGCAAGTATTGATGGAACAGGAGATATTGTAGAGTTTATTCGTAAAGGTATTGTATGGGAAGAATGGTTAGCTAACTTTAAGAAAGGACTGGCCGCACCAGGTGGCAAAGACAAAATGTTATTTGACTTGACTATTACTGGACCAGGCATGTTTAGTATCAAAGATTTATTTGATTTGAGTTTAGAGTTAGATGTAAGAATAGAAACAAAGATTATGTTCGCTTTTCACGCCGATATCGTATTTTCGCCGTTTGCATGGCCTAAACATATACTGAATAGACACTTAGACGAATTATTAGCTTATATTGAGCCAAAGGCGACTCCTAAGCAACAAACTCTTGTGAATACACTCAAGGGTATGAAAGATAGACAAACGTTTGAAGAACAGTGGCCAGAGACACATGAAGAACAATTTTTCAATGGTAGAAACTATCAAGAACAACTAGACCGAATCAGACAAGAACAATTCAGACTAGAAGATATTTATAAACGTGACCCTGAGTTGTATGAGTGGTGGACGAGGAAGAAGCAATGTTAGAAATGTTTCCTAGATACGTAAATAAAAAAGACAGGATTTTTACTTGGTTAAACGATTATGACTCAGAAGAAAAGATAGTAATATTTGGTGACAGCTATGCTTATTCGGAAAATAAATCTTTCAAAGATAAAAATTTTGAAAACCATTTCAACAATAAAAGTTGGTTCGGACATTTGCATCACAAGACTAAAAAACAGATTTGGAATTACGGATGCGGAGGCACAAGTTTGCTTTATTCAAAGCAACAACTATTCGCTTATCTAAATAGTGAATATTATGATGAAAATGATTACATTATTTTTATAACTACATCATACACTAGAATACCTTCTTTTCCAAATGATGTAACATATAAGCCAAATTATCAAGCATCTATACTTGGGTTTCTTGATAACTCAGCACCAAAAACACATGAATCATATGATGTGTTCAATAAAAATAAAAAAGTATTCGAATGGCTTTCATATACATTATCTAAAGAAGATTTTATAAATGAATTAAGATTGTTACAAGCGTTTTTAGATTCACTACCAAACAAGACATTATTATTGCCTGCATTCAATTATCCTGAGGCTGATAAATTTTTAGATATTAAAAAATTCTGTTTATGTGATGTAAGTGAAAACGAAGCAATACACGATACGTTGTTACTAACGAAGGAACACCCTAGAATAATGGGTGTTGATCCTAGAAAACAACACATGTCCGATACGAATAATGGAATACTTGCTAACATGATAGATAATTATTTTAAAGGTATATCATCATTTAACCTAGAGGATTTTGAACGTGAGTAATACTTTTTGTCCATTGCTGTTTCAACATTTAGCGACACACCCACATGGTGGAGTGACGCATTGTTGTATTGCGGATCATAGAAATGCTTTAAGTAGTTCACGTGATGGTGATAGATTTTACAATCTTAATCGTGACACAGTGCATGATACAATGAATTCTGAATCGTTTCGTAAAGCAAGACTAGAAGTATTAGATGGTAAAAAGCCACGTGCATGTATGCGTTGCTATTCAGAAGAAGCAAAAGGCATGATGTCTAAAAGATTAGAAGAAATAAAGAACTACCCTGAATACACTGTAGAAGTCGCTAGGGACGCCACTGAGAGCGATGGAACAATGAAAGACGTTCAGCTAGAGTTTGTTGAATTAAGATTAGGTAATGTTTGCAATGTTGCATGTCGTACTTGTAATCCAGCAAGTTCAAGTAAATGGCGAAATGATTACGATGCATTACAAAAGAAAACTACATTTACGTTAACAAGCTATGATACAATGGAAGGCTTTAGATGGCCTGAGCGTGAAGGTTTCTGGGAAGACTTATTGAAACACTGCGATAAAGTAAAAACATTTTATATTAATGGTGGTGAACCTACTTTAATCAAACAACACTTTGCTTTCTTAGAAAAGTTAGTTGAGTTAGGCAAGACTGATATTAAGTTATGGTATAACATCAATATGACAAATATGAATGATAAAGTTATAGACTTGTGGCGTAAGTTTGATAATGTGAAAGTAAGTTGCAGTATTGATGATTTAGGTGATAGAAATTACTACATCAGATATCCTAGTGATTGGGATACTGTAATTAAAAACTTTAAAAGATTAAAAGAAGAAAACTTTGAATTAGATGTAACACAAACCGTATCATGGATGAACTATTCTACACTAGGCGATTTCTATAATTTCTTTAACAGAGAAATGGGAGTACATGTTCATCATAACTATGTTTATGATCCAGACATTCTTTCACCTGCTGTATTACCAAAAGAAATGAGAGAACGTATACACAAAAAGTTTTCTAATGTATTTGATAGTTGGAAGCTAACAGAATTTGAAAAAATGTTTAGTGGACCTGATAGAAAAGACAAATGGCAAAAAGCTATTGAGTACACAAAAAACTTAGATGAAATAAGAAAACAAAATATACTAGATTACTTGCCAGAATTTGAAGGACATTTTTAATGTATTTTTATAAAGACATATTACATGTTGATTTAGAAATGAGCAGTCTTTGTAATGCTAAATGTCCTATATGTAATCGTAGACAACAAGGAGGACCAAAGAATACATCATACAAAGAAACATATCTTTCTTTAGATAGATTCAAGACTTGGTTTGATGATGAGTTTGTTGCTCAATTATTTTCTATGCAGATGTGTGGTAACTATGGCGATGCTATGACTAATCCAGAACTAGTCAATATTTTAAAATATATCAGAAGCATCAATCCAAAAGTCAGATTTACTATGAATACAAATGCAAGTGGAAGAAACGAAGAATTTTGGACTGAGTTAGGTAAGTTATTTTCTGTAAATGATTCTACTTTGACTTTTAGTGTCGATGGTCTTGAAGATACTAATCACATATACAGAAGAGGCACACACTGGCCAAAGATTATGAATGCTATGAAATGGTATGTAAAAGCTGGCGGGGTAGCACGATGGGAGTTTTTAGTATTCAAACATAATCAACATCAGATTGAAGAAGCAAGACAGTTAGCAAATGAATTAGGGTTCTGTCACTTCTATGCAAAAGAACCTTTAGGGTTTGTAAACCAACCTATTACAGCAAATGGAAGAAAATATAATAGCTGGATGAAAGTTTTAAATGATAAGGGCGTACCTGAATATTACATAGAACAAAAAGATCCTTCTATGAATAGTAAAGAAATCAAGTTATACTTAAAAGAAACAGGTTTTGTAAAATCAGAAGAACAATCTATTGAACCAGAAGAACTTGCTAAGAAATTTAATGATCCAAAAATATTTTACCAACCAAAAACAGAAAAAGTCATTATAGACAACGATAGACAATTATCTCCATGGGAAGAAAAACTAGGAGAAACAGATATTGATTGTATGGTTATAAAACCAAAGAGTGTATTCATTGGGCATGATGGGTTAGTATTCCCATGCTGTTTTACAGCAAGTAAATATTATGCAAATCCAAATTCACATGAAGTATCACAATTACAAGACTTTATAAATTCTTACGGTAAAAGAAATATAAGTCTTGAATATAATAGTTTAAAAGATATAATAGACGGTGAAATGTTTCAAGGAAGATGGGTAGATAGTTTTAACAGCCATGACATAAGAGAAAAAAGACTTATAACATGTTCATTATTTTGTGGCAAAAAAACAAATCAAGAATATATGAATACTAAAAATAGTATAAAGTATGAGAACAACTTAATAGGAAAGAACTAATGTATTATAATAAGAAATTAGCAGTGCGTTCTGAAAGAATACAAATGCCGTGGGGCGATCCTGCAGATTATGATATGTATCAAAACTATATTGATGAACTACATCATAGTACTAGATTTGAGAAATATTATTTTATTTCTCCTACTCTAGCATGTTCTTTTTACAAAGAGCATTTAGAAAAGATAGGAAATTTATATGCATATGAAATTGCTATAGATATGATGGTAGAACACGTTGCAAAAGATAAACAAGTAAACAAAGATTTAGATGAGGGAAATACTTGTATTATTTTTGATATGGGTTGTGAATATGTTCCAGAAGAAATATATAGAAAGATTGATAACTATTTTGGCGAACACAAACATAATAAAAATATAATATATTGGACGATGTTTGAAAATGCTGATTGGAAAGGTAATATAAAAGTCATAAGTGCATCTTCAAGTACATGTAGATTTTCTGATTGGAAATATGAAATGGGTCTAAAAACAGACGGACCTCAAAACGAACCTGAATATTATTACAGTCATTATTCAGCAGAAATGCCTGCTAAACGACCAAAAAGATTTTTATTTTTGAATAGAAGATTAAGAGACCATAGAAGTTTAACACTTGCTGAATTGATACACAGAAAGATAGATATCGAAGGTGATTTCCATATGAGTTTCTTAGGTTCAGAAAATGAACACATATCAAAAGATATGGATAAGGAAACATTATTTCGTACACATTTAAGTAACGAAGACCGATATGAATATAGAACGTTTGACCACATTTGGAATGTATTCTACGGCAAGAAACTACCTTACTCAGTATCAATGGACAGAGATGAATGGTTATCTGGTTCATATCTTGATAGAGTAACAGAAATGTTTCCATTTAGAAGAAAAAGTTATGTTGAGATTATCACAGAGTTTACATACAAAGATGATGGATTAGTTTGTATAAGTGAAAAACTTTCACAAGCAATATTATCTAAGAAACCATTTATAATCGTTGGAGATAAAAACTATTTAAAAGTATTAAAAGATTTAGGATTTAAAACATTCAATAGTCGATGGTCAGAGAAATATGATGAACTAGAAGGTAGAGATAGAATATTATCTATCATAGACACTGTAGAACAAATACAAAAAGAAACACCTATTGAAACAGATAAACTTGATAATATTGTTTATGATGAAGAAATGCAATCTATTTTAGATTACAACTATATGCATTATAAAGTAGTTGCTAACAAAACTTACAATAGAATTTTTTGTTCATTATCTACAACTAGAGAACACAAGAAACCATTAGGACTGTCAGTACCAGAAGTAAAATGGATACAGGAAAATGATCCAGATAATCAAATGAAAAAACTTTGGTATAACGGATTTTGGTATAATGAAAATACAAATACTGGTTTAGTTCCAATATGGAAAAACGCCAGTACTTTTTTTCTGAATGAAATCGCATACAGATTAGGTTATAGATTAGTAAATCATAGAGAGATGATAGATGCTGGTATAAGTGTAAATCAAATAAAAATGATTACAATATATAGAGATCCGGTAAAAAGACTTTGGTCAGGTTTGATAACAGTATCCGAACTTACAAACGAAAAACCAGAAAAACTTTTGAAAAAACTAATGGAGGGCGATGAAGGTCTATCCAAAGAAATACATGTTAGACCTCAAACTTATTTTATAGAAGATTATAATGTAAAGTATACTATAGATTTAGATGATCCATATGCTGACGGCAAGTATAGAAGATTTGATTGGGGCAAAAACTTTGGAGAAAGGCAAATAGTTAGAAATATAGTAGAGTTGCTAACAGAAACCAAAGACGAAACATGGAAACATAGAAGAACAGGTGTCGCCAAAGTGTCAGAATTTTATAGAAAATTATTCTACAAAGAATCTACACAACAATGGATAAGAGATTATTATGATACAGACTTTCGATATTATTTTCAATATGCATCATGGAGATTTCGAAGACCAACTAATCGTTTATCAATCGGAGATGAGTTTAAAACGTATCTAACAACATTTACAGATACATATAAAAATGAAATAAAAACTATTAGAGATTCTAGGCAATCTGTATATTTTGAATCAAGTTTGCGTATCGATTATTGGAATAATCATATGAATATCATGAATAATATAGGCTTGACTTATGCACCAAAAAGTATTAACATATTAGATATGGGTACACATTTTGGGTTCGTACCTCACTTCTTAAAATCTAAAGGATTTAGTTGTGTATATTCAACTAATTCTTATAAAGAAGCAGGAGACAATCTAGAAGAACTAAAAACTATATGGAAGATGTTAGACATAGATCCAATAGATTTGCATATTTCTCCGAATAAACGTTTTACGTTACCAGACAAATATGATATTATCTTTATGAATATGTCAAATATATTTTGGAAACCAAATAAGGTAGTTAGATTACACGGAGGGGTCGTAGACCAAAACTGGCAAGTAGAGGATAAAAATAATGTTATGAATACTTTCTTTGCTCCTTATGAACGAGATGAGATGGAATTCTTTCTTGATAATGTCCAAGACCATCTTAGACCAGGTGGTATAGCAGTTATACAACCTTATCCTTTTATATATGATAAGTTTGAAAGTTTTGAGGAAGAAAACAATCTCATAAAGCATTTTCAAAATCCTAACTTAGGACACGAAACACCTTTATCGTCTGAACATAACCCAGACCCATCAATAACAAATTATTTTATTATACAGAAAGATGTGAATATAAATGCACAAGGATCATTATAATGATGCACTATAGTATGGATATACCTAAGTATTATATCGCAGGAGATAGAGGACTTGTAGGTACTTGGTATAAGAAAAAGTATCCAGAAGCATTAGGAGGTAATACTCAGAATGCAAACTATATGTCAAAGATATCTACAAAAACGGATTTGCAGTTACATAAGCCTACTCATGTTATCATCAATGCGGCTACTGTAGGTGGGCTACAAGAAGACTTAGATAAAAGTTTTGAATTGATGATTAAGAATCTAACAATTCAAAATAATATATTTGAAGCATGTAGATTTAACAGAACAGACAGAGTATTACTACAAGGCAGTACTTGTAGTTATCCAGCAGTAGGCGAACAACCTTATAAAGAAACACAACTTATGCAAGGTGAACCTTTCCCTACATATCTACCTACTGCATTACCTAAACTAATGGGCATGTATCAGTGTAGAGCAAGTAATGAAAAATACGACACCCATTGGCGTACTGCAATCAATACTAATATGTTTGGACCACATGATAGAACAGGCGAACATGCACATGTTATAGGTGCATTGATGCAAAAGTTTGTTGACGCATGTAAAAACAATTCAGATAAAATTGAAATATGGGGTTCTGGAAATCAAAGTAGAGATATACTTTACATTGAAGATGCCATTGATGCTATGGACATAATTTTAAATAATGATAAATACGATTGTGTAAACGTTGCAAGTGGTTACGAGATTTCTATTAAAGAGATTGCAGAACTTCTAATCAAAGTCAGTGGTTACAAAGGCAATCTTTGGTTCAACACTGATAGACCAGAAGGTATAAAAAACAGAGCAATCTCAAATGATAGATTAAAGGAACTAGGTTGGGTACCTAGATTTACAGTCGAAGAAGCCTTTGCTAAAACATTTGAGTGGTATTATGATAACGCCTAACAGTCACATGAACCCGGTCTACGGGAAAGAAGAAGTTGATAGTGTAACAGACTATATCAATTCTGGTGGCTGGATTATGGAACACACAAAGACCAGAGAACTAGAATCAAAGATATGCGAGTTTACTGGTGCCAAGTATGCACATATGGTTACAAGTGCTACTACAGGTCTCCTGTGTGCGTCTATGGTAGCTAAAATACAGCCCGGAGAGAAGTTTGCCGTTAGTGCATATACTCAGGCCGCTACATGTAATGGTGCAATACTAATGGGAGGTATTCCTGTTATCGTTGATGTAGACCCTGTATCCTACTGTATAAATTTCGATAAGATACCAAATGATTGTAGAGTTATATTCGTATCAGCAATCAACGGTAGATATCCCAAGTATGTCGAAAACAGAATTAAATCACTAAGAGAAGCAGGCAAAATTGTTATTGAAGATTCTGC